CTGAGATCTGTCCGTTATAATATTCGTTTGATTCTAATACTTTGCGGTCGAATTGTTCACTGGCCTCTATGTATGATGCTTCTGCTTTGCTTTTACAGTAATGTAATATTTCTCTTGTGAAATTTTCTTTGCCAAGTAACTCAACATCTTTGTTGAGCTCTAGGTTTGAGCCATAATAATCTTGCCAGTCGCTTTCTATTTTGCTTCTGATCTTCTTTTTCTTCTTTGTGCCGTTCTTTAACTTTACAGTCTTGTAGGTCGTTCGACTAAATTTTGCTAGTTTTTTGCCAATGTAGAGCCTGCCTGAAGTATTACATGAGATAATATAGACAAATCCCACACAATCCTCAGGCAGTTCTGTAACTATAGAACCGTTATGGTACCAAGTCATTGATTACTTTGCTGTCTTAGCTTCCTTGCGAGCATTCTTCTCAGCAGTGATTTCATTGCGGCGGGCTTTAACTGCTTTGCTTAATTCTCCCAACGCCTTACGTGCACGAGTACCGGCAGCAGAATTGCCTGCTGTAAATTTCGCATCTTCTGTTAAGAATGCGTCTAATTGATCTTTAATCGCTTGTGTTGTTGACATTATTATTTTTTCCTTTTTGTCTATGAGTTTGGTAATGGTCTTTATACAATTCCATTTTGGCTCTCCCCACATTTTGTAATTCTTTGGCCATTTCACCGCTTAATGTTTTTAATACTTTCAATGTTTTACGCAGTGCTACTCTGCCAGATCTTGATTGTTTTCCAAGTATACATTGAACATAGGCATTATGATAATCAACTAATGCTTTTAAATATTCAGAGTGTAATTCTTGATATCTCTTAACAAGCATTTAGCATTACGCCTCTACGTAGTCTGACGAATTTGAATAACTGGTAAAACCGTTTTCTTTGATTACTCTGAGAACATTGTTTACCCTGCCCACTAATTCGTCTTTGTGACTGATCAAGTATATATTCTTGTTGCGCTCCCTGCCCATTTTTTTCAACACAGCTAACCCTGCTTCGACTCCTGCCGAGTCCATGCCCGAATCGATCAACTCGTCTACGAATAGCAAGTTAATATGCTGATATAAATTTTCCCATACATCTCGGAAAGCAAAACTTAATGCCAGTATAAGTCTATTGCGTTCACCTCGACTTAGATTATCAAAATCTAAATCTTGTCCCAGTTGAGTAATTAACACTGAAAGATCATTTTGGAATACCACTGTGTGCGGCAGTCCCAGTCGATCGATATAGTATCCCAGGCGCTTGTTTAAGAAGCTCAAGTTCTGATCGATGATCTTCTTACGAATAAAACTATCTTTGTTTGTTAAAAGTTTAAGCAAAAACTCTTGATGTTCTCGCAGTTTAGTTAATGTATTGATAGTATCCCATGAAATTTCCTGTATAGCTGTCTTCTTTAGTTCGGCTATTTGTTCTTCATAGGGATTATGTTCGGCTATCTTTGTTTCTAGACTAATAGCCAGACTATCTAAGTTATTTTTATGCCCCAATGCTTCTGCTTCTGTTTCATAAAATGTCGTTGGACGTTGCGGCATGTCCCTGTTACCTAGCTCTTCTACAATTTTGTTGTAGTCGCCGTTGACTTTATCAAAGTAAGTATGTGCTTCAATTAGATGTGCTCCGGCCAAAGCAGTCATTTCTTCATGTTTATGATCGTGTAACTCTTGTTCACAGGCATGACATGTCTTATTTGCTAGACTTTCTAATTCTCGTGTATACTTTGCTAGACTTTTTTCTGCCTGACCTACTGCAGATTGTAAAGTGGCTTTTTGTTTGTTTAAATTTTGTACTCGAGTAGTGTGCTCAAGCCATGCTTTGAGCTGCTGATGTGCCTCTAATTCTACCTCGATATTCACGCTTTCGAGAGATATAATAGCCTTGCTGAGCTTTTCTATATCATCGTACTTCTTATTATCCCAAGCTGAACTTTTAATTCCTAGACTGTTGATACTCTTCTGTACATTCTCGTTAGCAGACTTTACACCGTCAATGCGATATGTTTCTGCTTGTATTCGATCTTTAGTTTCTTTAACTATTGCTTTTAATCCTTCAGCTTTTTCGCTCAGTAGTGTTATGCCCAGCAACTGTTCAATAACTTCACGTTGATCTGCTGCCTTCATTGAAAGAAACGGCTCGGTATAGGTGTTCAAAGCAACGATGTGCTTGAACATGGTATGGCTCATATCAAGTAGTTGCTCGATATGTTTCTGCGTTTCTCTGCTATCTCCCTGTGCTTCGTCTGCGTCGGAACTCTTTTGTTCCTTATCTCCAACAAAAAATTTGAGCACATTAGGTTTACGACCTCGCTCAATCTTATAATCAACACCATCTCTGTTAAACTCTACGGTTACTAACATGTTTTTGCCGTTGGTGGCATTGATTAAGTTTTCTTTGCGTATGTTTGTTAGGGCTTGTCCGTACATAGCATAGCTTAGAGCATTGATGATAGTGGTCTTACCAGTACCATTGCGTGATCCGCTGTCATCACCACCTAGGTCTAGGTTAGCACCAAGCACTAGAGTAAGTTGTTCTTGGTCAAAGTCTACTGCCTGAGTTTGGTTACCCACACTCATAAAGTTTTTAACAGTTATATTACGGATTTTAAATGTCATAGATTCTGGTATATTTCAAGTAGTATTTTCTTATCAATAGTATCAGAGTCGATGTTAACCAGTTGATCTGTCACGATCTGATCAACGCTTTCAAATCTAGCATCAGGACTATCTTCTATCGAGTTTTCTACGTTGTTCTTTTCTTGTATAAGACTGATTTCTCTGATATCATGCTCGGCGATAAAGGTTTCTTTAAGGAAGTTGGCTTCTTCGTAGCTGATATCAATATCTAGCTGTACTCTAAGATACATCTTGCTCTTCATGATATCAGCTTTGTTGTCTATAAGTTTGCTAAGTGTAACTGTTCTATACTTGGGAGCATCGGGCCATGCTTTAAATTCGGGCTCTCCGCCCCATTCTAACATCATCATGCCTCGATCGTCGTCCCACGTATCAGCAAAGTTGTGGGGAAATGCGTTGCCTATATAAACGATCTTATCTCTACGTTGGCGCTTATGGAAGTGTCCGCTGAACACAAACTCTTGATGCTTGAAATGGTTGGCCTGTAGTTCGCCGTGATCGGGCATCTGTACCATAGCATTCATATAGAACAAGGGCAATTCGAAGTGCCCAAACATATACTTGCTCTTAGTTTGGCTGATAGTCTTCCATTCGTCACCTACTAGCCAAGGCACAAGGGTGACATCACCCCGGGTTGTAACACTATCTATGATAGTAACGCCTGGAATGTGCCGACCAAAGGCACTCGAGTGGATGTCACGCTTGTCTTTATAGAACAGATCGTGATTTCCGGGAAACCAATAGAACTGTTCAAAGGCGGCGCCTAGTTTTTCTAAACATCGTAAGCTGGTATCTAATGTAATCAGATTAATACTGTTACGATTATGATGCCAATCGCCTAGACATATACAAGTTTCACATCCATTTGCCTGTGCTTCTTTGATAAACCAATCTACAAAATCTTCACAATCTTGATTATGTGTGGATGAATTGCTTTTAAGACCAAAGTGAATGTCGGTCAGGCATGCTACCTTATTGAATAATTGCATTAGTTAAAGTTCTCCTGCTTAAAGTATAGCAGGAAAGTGTTGTAAAGATCAAGCGTTTTCTTCCTCGTCTTCGTCCGGTTCAGATACAACTTCTCTACCTTTAAACTTTCTCGTCTTTTTATACATTTCGGCCTGTCGAGCGATCTCTTCAGCAAACTCCTGACTATTCTGTCTGGTCATGCTAGGAGTTAATCCAGCATTCTCTAATAGATCGTCGCGGATGTTTTGACTTTTCTTTTCAAGATTAAGCACTCGAGTAAAGCTATTAGTAACCGCGGCTGTATAGTAGGCAAATGGGTTTTCTGATTTAGACTCGTCGAACTGTAGTCCAATCTGACTTAGTTGAAGGATAGCTTGTCCCTTCATTTCTTCCACATAGGTATATCCTCTCCAGTTACTGCGTTGAGCATAGCGTTCACTTAGTTTAATAAACATCTTACCTAGATTTTCAGTAATGCGCCCGTGATCTTTGCTGAACTTGCCTTTGCTCACGGTCCCTTGCCAATGACTCTTTCCTACACAGATTAATTCGTCGGTGTCGTCATATTTCCAATGTTGGAATGGAGGAAAGTTTACCTTGTCATGAGCATCTGCTGTGGTTTTAGTAGTCTTCTTTCTACCCGGAGATAACGGAACATGGTCAAATGTCATGATCCTTATAATGATGTCTGTCTTTGGTATTTTTTTATAGTCTACTATAAATTCGGCTAGTTTACTTTTCTTATCTCCGGCTAGTCTTGCGGCAGCAAATGCAAATAGTCCGAGCCGTTTAGCCCTATTACGCTTGGCCTCAGCCATTGTCCTTACATTAATTTT